GTTGATCCAGCTGATACACTCTTAATTAAATATGCAGTTGGTCTAATATTAGGTTCTAATTCAACTCTATCTTTACCGATTCCAATATTATTTACAACCACGTCTTGAATCTGTTTCTTCCAAGTGACAGGTCTTTGAAGTGTTCTAACAGTTGTAATACCAGCATCGATGTAAGTATTTGTAGTAACTGTATCTGATGTTGTAATACCTGTAACTGTTCTTGGTTCTTGTTGGAATACATCATCTAGTCCTATATCAGGATACTTGTTGATTGTCAATCTATCACCAGTTTTAACTGTCTCTAAAATATCAACATCGACAACATCATGATCAGATCCACGATAATAGTAAATTCTTAATTTATCATCAGCCTTTGGTGCCTCTGAGAATGTGATTTGAGATCCACCATTAAAGATATAACTTTCACGAGGAACCTGTAAGATATCATTTAAGAATACTAAACAGTTATCTTCAACACGAATTGGAGATCCTTTCGCTGATCTTAGTGTAATAGGTGTTGCACTCGCACCGATTGTTTTTGTTAGTGGGAAATTCTTTCTAACACCGTCAAATAAATCTTCAAATGTATTTAATTTTTCTAATTCACCAAATGTAAATCCAGCAAAACTATCATTGAAGGTATCAAGAACAGTCAATTCAAAGTCTTTAACCACTTTATTAGCATCTGTTAATATGCCAGCTTGACCACCCTCTTCTATTTTAAGAACATCATCAATTCTATAATTATATCCAAAGTTTGTAATTTGGAAACTAATTATGCTTGATGCAGCACCAACACGAACTGACACCGATGCACCAATACCTGTAGAACTACCAACCAATCTCATATTTTCATAATTAAGTGGTTTTTCAAATTCAAGATCTGGAGGTGATAGTTGACTAAATCCTGATCCACCACTTGTAATTGTAACGGATGTAACTAAACCAGCACTTACGTTTGCCTTTCCGATTGTAACAATACCAGAACTTGTAACAGCTCTGACTAATATATTTGTTTGAAGTCCTACTCTATATCCAGATCCACTGTTTCCAATTGATACAGATGTGACAGTTCCAGCAGCAGATATAATCGCAGTTCCACCAGCAGCGACTAGAGGTTGATATCCAAAGTTTGTGGTCTCACCAACTGAAACAATAACACCACCTCTGGGGACTGATGATAGGTTTACATCATAATTATTCGTAACTCCAACACCTGTAAAACTTACAGATGTAATACCAGCAGTTTCAACTATGTTGTAATCATCAGCTGGGTTCTGGAATATCTCATTAAGAAGAATCACACCTGTATTTGTTGCGAATCCAGTTACATTTGCACCACCAGATTTAAGTATGAAGTTAGTTGCGATACCTGTAAACTGATCTTCAACAGTATCAAACACAAAATTACTTACATAAGTTTCTTGAGATCCGCCAGGAACACCAGTGTGTGTAAATACACGACCTACAAACGTGGATGTGGTTGTTAAACCAGATGGGCCTTTCTCACCTTTTGGTGCATCTGTAAAGTTGATGGTGTCTTTAACAATCTGATAGTTACC